ATTCTTAATAGAAACTACTGGATATTTTGAACCTAACATTTGATAGACTGACATTGCGTCAACCTCACCCTCTGTTATGGTTACAAATTTTCCGCCATTAAATAATTGCTGACCGAACAATCCAGAATTGGATGTCGAACCTAGTATTGAGAACTGTTTATCTTTAACATATCTAGTCTTGGTTGCTATCATCTGACCTGTCTCGTCATAGTATGGATAGATATGTTTTGCTATTTGATTGTTACCATTGTAGGTAACCTTCACCCCATACTTTTTACAAGTCTCACTATTGATTGCTCTATCTGATATAGAAGATACAGAACCTTGATGATAACTTAAGTCTGTTATTTTTTCTGCTGTTTGCATGTCGCCCCTTGGTTGTTGTTGATTTACCCCTGTCTCATTCGGGAAGAAAGTGGTGCAAGAAAAACAATAGCTACTGCCATCATCATTAATACTTCTTGCATCACTACTTCCACAAGTAGAACAGGGGACATGATACTGTACAAATTTAGATTTGTCTTCGTTCATATGTCGCCCCCTGTTTTAGTTATTTAAAATTCCTCGTTGTTACCTTCTGCAACAAACCCACCATCTGAGACATCAAAGTCTTCTCCATATGGTACGAGGTCAAGTACTTGTACTGCTTGTAAATCCAAGCTTGTACCAGATTTACCTGCAAATGTCCAATCAAAAGATTTGTATAAAACTTTTACCTTTGAACCATTACCTACTAGTACATCAATAGGTTGTTTTGCAGAGTCCACTAGTCTTGGCATAGGATTTTTAGTCCCATCCGCCCTAGCAACTTTTCTTTTGAACTTGACAATAGAACCTCTATCATCTTGTTTTACTGACACACCCTTACCCTTGAACTCATCAGCAGTTTTGTCATCAACTGCTAAATCAATTTGATATACTGGGTCGAATGTTGTATTAGGTCTAGTTACACTAGCCCAATATGCTTTTCCTTCAACTGTTGGCATATATACCTCCTATGTTATTATTGAAGATTGTATTATAGCACGAAACTAAAACAAAGTCAAGTGCTAATAATAATTTATTTAGTTTAATTTTAAACATGTCATTACTCTATTAAATATTTATTAATATTATTATTAATATTATAATAATAACTATAATAATCTTTAACATAGTTAATTATTTTATTTAAATTAAACATATTATATCATACAATTGTGTCATAAGCAAGGCAAAAATAAATTTATTTTATACCTGTGACATTTTATTTGATAAATATTCGGCACGACTAGGTGTTTGTTTAGCCCACCTGCTATCCAACATTTCTAAACTCGCCCCTTTAAAATTTAGTTTAGCTATGTTCTCAAACATTTTTCTGAACTTACCTACACCTGCTTTACCTAATTGGAAACACATGTTACAAAATATAGATATGATTTTCATCTTCCTATCTATATCTAGTAGTTCGAAGTCTGTGTTTGTCAATCTTTCTTTGACTAAAGAATTTGCATTAGCCCATGCTAAATCAAAGTCTTCATCAAAAACTTTCTGCAACTCCTCTCTTGAGTAGGCAACTCCCTTCTCAAAATTGTCGGTGTCTTTTACGAGGTGACCCCAACCTATAGTAGCAAATCCTAATGAATCACTATATATAGTATCTCTGAACCCTTCGTGTTCTTGTATCTCTGTCTTCACTTGTTCTATCTCTTTAAACATTGTCATAAAACTCCTTTCGAAATATTTCTTTGATAGGTATTAGTACGCATTTACTCGCCTTATTGTCGCCCACATTTTTTGTTAGCTTATCTTTATAACTATCCACAATCTTTTTTAGAATGGATGTTTTAAAAACAAGTGTACAAAATTCTTTTTTCTTTAACTCTAATCTATGAAACCAATAGTCACTTGTTGTTGCATAGATACCGCTTGGTTTCCCTCGATACTCATACTCAATGGCTATGTTTCCTGTTCTCTGCCACCAATCTCTTTCTGACTTGACTTCTATCTGACACTTAGAGAACATGTCTTTTACTTTTTGTTCTCGTATCTGTCCATACTTTAAATCAATATCAAACTTTTTATTTCCTGCCATTTAGATAACCCCTTTCAGTTATGTATAAAATTGTTCTTCTTAGTTTGACTGCGTAATCTTTATCTGCTGAATAGTTATATAACATTTCAGTTAATAAAAATATATCGTACTCATCAACTACCCACATATCGTACATCTTTTCTCTAAACTCTGCATAACTTCTATGACTTAACAAAGTTTCTATGTAGTGAACAACTGATAAACATTTAGTAGGATAAACTTTTAATCCAAAGTTTGCTTCTAAATTTCCTAATGGTTTGATATGCGGTTCAGTTAAATCATACTCACGCATACCATATAAATTGTTTCCTTCTAATGCAAACCTTGACCTACCCCAGTCACTCTCTAATGAAGCTTGACCTACAATTATTTCAATAGGTATTCTATCTTTAGAAGTTAAGTCTGCATTATAAAACAACGCACAATTTTTTACTCCTTGTATAAACTCTTCGTTATTATTATATTCAAAGTCATCTTGAAAATTAAAAGATGACTGACATAAAATTAATAAACCTGCACAAATATTTTTTATCATATTAAATTAAATTAAATGTTCCTGTTATTATAAAACTCCACACTACCAATACTAATATTATCCCAAAAATTTTTATCATATTACTAACCTTCTATTATACCATACTTTTTATTTGATTACAAGGAAATAATTATTTATTTATTATCCTCGTAAGTCGTTGATTTTGTTGACTTTATTACATGTTTAATTATAGTAATTGTCGGGTCAAAATCTCCTTTACTACAACTTAATAGACTAAGGGATAATACGACTGACAGGATTATTACTTTGTACATATGATATAGTCTCTCCTTTCTCAACTATCTCATACTCCAACCAACCATTACTTTCATCTACACCCTTAAGAAAAAAAGCTTTCTGTGTTTCATCTTCAAAGATATAAGTTTTAGTTATTTCTTTTTCAGTACCCCAAGTAATTGTTACCTCTGGTTTTATATTGTTACTCATATATTTTTCCTCCAATTTTTATTAACTATATATATCCCATCATTTTTTTCTGAGTATAATGATTCATATGGTTGACTAGTTTGTTCAATCCAATCATCAATCATTTCAACATCTGTTGTCCACATTCCCGAATGATAGTCACTCCATTTTTTTATACCAATATCATGTCCTTGTTTAACAACCCAATCTCTATAAGGTTTATGTTCATTACCAAAGTGTTCATCACTATGATAAAATCCATAATGTTCTACAGTTATTTCAACATCAATTGATTCTGTAACTCTTTTCTTTTCTAACTTACTCATCTACACTACCTCCTCTGTTCCTTCATCATTTATTTCAGAAAAAATTTCTTCTGTTTCTTCATAGTCTGCCACTCCATCTTCATTATGTTTTCTTGTAGCTTCTTCTAAATTATCAGCTTCAACAACACATTCTTCTCTAACAGTTTTTCTTACCTCTCGCCAAAATAAATATTCTTTACTCATCTACACTACCTCCTGTTTCTTTTTGTACTCTGTTGACTAAGTCTTTATCATCCTCACCAAACAATCCTTCATCCACATCATCATCTAATAAGTTATGGATGTCTGAACCTTTGACAAAAATTTCTACACCTTCATAGCCCGAAGTTATCCAATGCTTGTCATCATCTTCTAACTTTTTCTTTTTGTTTTCAATCACCTTAGATTTAAACTTAGGTGTTCTCAACTCTTTAGCTATAGGATTTTTTAGTTTCATATTAGTTCCTCCATTCTAGTAAGTCCATTGTTTCTTTTATATTAAGTCTTGGATATCCCCATTTAACTTTTGGTTTTACTTTATCCCAATCATTTAAAGATAAATCAGAGAACACATGATGAAGTACTGCTTTTAAACTACCTCGCCATTGTCTTATGTTAGTGTCATCATCATCACATACCCAAAGTACTAGTGTTGCACCACTACCATTATAATTAATTCCTATATCTTTTAGTTTCATTTACTGCTCCTTGTTATATGTTTGTAATCAAGATAACTTGAACACCACTCATAAAAATCGTGGTCATCAGTACTCCAACACTCTGCAAATACCTTGTCATCTTTTCTCATTTGATTATACTCTTGTCTTGCTTGTTGCTTTGTCTTCATTGTTGATGTCCTTTCTCATAGTCAAACATTAAGTTCTCACCATTAACATAAACCTTTGCTCGTTGTAAAGTTTTAAATTCATATGGTTCAACTTCTTCCATACCATCAAATCTTACAAGTGACAAACCATCATTAGTCCAGTAGTGACTGGTTGAAAAATCATCTTCATCCTTTGGTGTTATCTTTTGTAAAAAGAATTGTGATAAAATTATATGGTCATCTTTATCATTACCTTTATACTTCATTTGTTTTAAGTTTTTATCTGAGTATATATAATGATATGTATTCTCATCCTCACCAGACCTTTTAAAAAATTCACATAAGAAATATTTTAAAGGTTTAGGTTTAGGTTTAAACTTTATTACTTTACTCTGCTTCATTTTGTTTCGCCCTTTCATTTTCTAGTTCAGTTAGAAACTCATCAATAGGTTGTGCAACATCATCATCCATATCAGATATGTTTTCATAAGTTCCATTGTCCCATTTGATATTGATAGTCCAACTTATTATTTTATTTCTTTTTGGTTTCTCGTTCATCCCATAACTCCATTAGTGTTTCGTTATATTCTAAATCATAATCTCTTATGATATCACTACATCTATTAGAAAGATAGTCATATTTTTCTGGTGCTGATAACTTATGTACACCAATAGACTTTGTATCTTTTAATGTCTGTCGTAATCTTTCTATATATTTATCTGCGTTTATTATACTCATTAGTGTGTCCTATATACTCCTCTCTTACCTACTCCTCCAACATAACCGAAGTCATAATCTAATCTATCAAGTAGTCCTTCCTCTGTATCAAGATTAAAGAATGGTAGTGAAGGCATATCACTATCCTCAAAAAATTCTTTTAGTTTTTCTTTGAGACTATCAACATCTACATTACCTCTAACAATATCATATAAGATTTCCATTTCTTCCTCACTAAAATGGTCGTCATAATATTGTCCGACTTCTTCTCTCCACATTTTTATTCCATCTTCAAAACTCATCAACACCCTCCAAATATAAATCTATTTTTTCTTTTAAATCTGCACTATCACATGCTAATGCGTCTTTAACTTCGCCACTATTAAACCCACCTTCATCTATGTTATCATTTAACCAATGAATAATTTTATCCACTAGTTTTTTATAGTGTAGTCTAGTCCTCTGTCTTGCCACTTTGCACCTCCTCTATTTGATTAAAGTAACACCACCAACTATCACCAAACCCTACACTCCCGAGATAATTTAACTTGGTGTCATACTCTTGTACTTCATGTCCTAACTCACCCGCAGGGTCACTCTCGCAAGTACCTATCTTTATATCTTTAATGATACCTTCTCGATAACCCATACCACTCTCAACTTTTATCCAATCACCTATTTTGATTTTCATATGTTGCTTTCCAATCATCTGTTGCTGATAATAGTTTAGGTTTCACACTCATTATCTCACTTATATATGCGTCACCATACTCCCAACTATCGTATGTCATTGGTGACTTACAAGCAGTCATCCACCTAGCATATTGGTTCTTGTCTTCATTATCTTTTACTTGATATGTCTTTAAAATTTTCCATTCAAAGTACATATTATTTTTTGGGTTATCTATTCTGTATGTTGCATATGCATTCGCAACATCAACTGACTTTCCAAATTTATTTTTACTCATATTTATTTTACCAGTTCCTTTCTGTGTAGTAAAGAAACAATAATGTCATAACCTTTCCACACTTTGTCTTTATTCTTTTTTGTTTGTTCATCATTACCTGTGTCATGCACCATGTCATAGTATTCACAAGCAGTATGAAGTTCACTTATTGCGTCACTTATTTTCATTATACCTCCATTTGTTTTGTGGGTAGTTTGTTATCTGCAGACTATTGGTACTACCCAACCAGAATGTTAATAGAACATACAACTCCTGTGTTTCAGCATAGCGGGATTGCAGTATCACCCATGTTATTTGTAGTTCAACTCTCGCCTACCTACAAATTCTTTTTACAACTGATTTTCTATATCAGCTAATTGTTTTTTAACATCATGTATCTTATCAAACAAATCAACATCCTTGTTACTATA